CCGACCACTCTCCACTCTAAGCGGAGACGCGTCGATTCCGTACCCTCCATAGGAGGGAATCCAGAACAACCCTCTCTTTCTGTATATCATCAAGGGGATTCCCCTTGACTCCTGGTAGACAGGCCACAATAGACTGTCATGCTCTTAAAAGAGTACTCCAGGAATACAGAAGGACCGATCAGAGATCGAAAAAACGAGAACTCCATTGGAGGTCTCGAACAGTCTGTCTTCCAAAGGAAAACAGATCTGATTCGATCTCTTTTTCAAAAACCATGCGATCACCGAGCAACTCGGTGGTTGGATGCATGAAAAGAGATTCGGTCGAGAGACGATCATTTTCATCTTCATGTAATACCAGATCGATTCGGTCTGGCATTAATTCCATGAAGGAGAGCACGAGCTTCCGATTTATAAAAACGGAATCGTACTTCCACTTTAGAGCTCCTTCCAAGAAGGTGCTCGTAAGTGGCGCATGAATAGGATCGTGTGGGTTATCATTAAGCTTCTTAATTAAACTTTTAAATTCATAACCAACCCTTAACATAGTCATGGGTTTTAGGTTAGGAGACGCTCCTGCTTCGCAGAAGTATCTTGAATTTAAAATGTGGGTAAGTTCAGAGACAAAGTTTCTGAACGTCACAAACCCAACCTCCTCTAGGTAATCCGAGAGGGGCTTTAATGAAGCGAAATCCAGGTGCGTAATAGGACCTTTCACCCCATATTCCATAGGAATTTGTGAGAACAGTTTGTATTTCTCCATACGATATGGAGAGACACAAATCTGGTCGAAAAGTGAAAAGTAACCTGTTACAGACTTGTCCAAAGTGGACTGCACAGGTGCGATTCTCCTTTCCAAATCGGAGATAAGAAGTGTAAGGACTTTCCTTACTCTTTCACCGATTTTGGAAAAGAAATTTCTCTGCGACGTCAATTGTGACAATTGATTAAAGCAGAGAAGGTGAGATAATTTTAAGTCAGGAGCCAAAAGAAGGCGCATCGCCCTCTTTGTAGGACCTCGGATGAACAATTCAGTTTTCCAATATGGAAAGCCGAGTCCTCCCAAGGCCTTAGGTAGGTAGGGCTCAAGCCCCGCCCCCCAAAGCTGCTTAATAGTATCTCGGTAAACATGAGAACCCCAAAGCACGTAGTCAGAATAGAACTGAGTTCCAGTCTGATATCTAAGTGCCGAGGAGAGAGCCGACCCCTGGGAAACCCAGGGGGGTAGGTCTTTCTCACCCGGAAGCCTGGACACCGGTTTGCAAAAACTGCGAACAGGAATATAGTCCAGCCAGTGGAATTCAAATCCCTTCCCTTCTAAAAGGAAGAAATGTTCTGTGAAGACACCATACCGTTTAGAGAGGTAATCAACAGATGTTGAGAACCGCCCTCCGAACAGTAAGTGAAAAGCACGATAGCAGATTATTTCGCGAATTGTCATTAGGGTTGCAAGGTCATCCCCGCAAACCTCGAATGGCTTTTCCATGAACACTAGATCATGTTGATCTAGCTCTTTATAGAAAAGTGGTAACTTTTCCGGAAGGAGTTCATGAAGTTGCTCCATGAACTGACTCACCATCTCTGCCATGCAGAGACGTGGGTCAATAGTTACCCAACGAGCGAAGAAATCCGCTAGAGACTCTAGAAGGTAGTTATACAAATTCAGGGGAAGCCAGCTCATAGGATGCCCCATAGGGGTGCCTTGAATCTGCTTCACTCGAACACCACCCGGATACCTTAAAAAGATTTCCGGCATAAGATACTGACAGGAAACTGACAGTAGTGGTGAACGATCCCAGAGTTCTGTGTATTGTTCCGCTATGTGTGACACAAAGCCAGATATAAAGCCGACTAGAAGTTTTCCAGGGATTAAATCCGTGGCTGACTTCATGTCTGCACTATATACCAATACTTTACCTTCTTGGAGTGCTCGATATCTCCCAAGGGACCCAGAAGCCCACCTATGGATGAATTTCCAGGAATCCTTGTTAAACACTGAAATGTGTTTGGACTCCCTGAAGATTTTCTTCAGAAAAGTCCGCCACACATGTCCAGCGTATACTACCGAAAAAGGAAGCTTGGATAAAATCCGAGCTTTAAAACCTTGCTCTTCAACCGCAATAATGTCAGCCCAGCAATCCTGCTGGGGGACATATTGTAGCACGGCCCCACTCTTCGATGTATACCATTGGAATACATCGTCTTTCTTTCTAGCTTTGACGAATGAACCCACTCTACCCGACCTTAGGTCGCGTATTATGGCTTCCGGAATGGCACGAGTAATCGTGTCAGCTTCCGACCATTCGTTCCAAGATGGAAAGAAAAATTCATAAGAGTCTCTGGGTCCTCCAAAGAAGAGATACTCTTCTAAGGAGAAAAGAGAAGCCCCTGTTTTCGGGCGCGAAGAAAGCGCCACAACACCACGCTCCTGAGTCTCCTTTGGCACGATGGAGCTAACTCCAGCGCGCACTCCACCATGTAAGGTAGAGTATTCGAGACAAGCAGAATTGGATATAGGGACATGGATATCATTGATATTCAATGGTCGCCGGTCCGTCATGTGCTTTATGAAAGCACTGGCGAAGTTATATCCCAATTCAAGAAGATCAACCTTGTCGATCTTCGTGAATGGTATGTGGGTGTCCGTTCTAGACATATCGGCGAGATGCTCGCGGATAGCCTTTTTTCTTTGCTTCAGAGAGGCAGGGATTAAACCCCGGCTCCCTGAGGAAAAGACTAAGGCAGAACGGTTGACAAAAGGAATCGAGTAGATTCCTGGGGAAACAGGGTGATATTGGCGGAGAAAGTCTGGGACTAACTCGTAGCAATATCCTCTTAGGAAGAGTAGGAGAAGTAGGGGTCGCCGTTGGCCACCAATGGTGATCATACGGGTTCCTAACATCCCGTGAGGAGGTTCTGGTATATTTTCGAGGGCCTCAAGGCCTACGAATCTCATGTATTTGAAGAGAAATTTAACTCTCTCTATGAGAAAGTCTTCTCCACAATGCACGAATACCCAGAACATCCATAACACTAACTCTCGGATACCGAGAAAAGTGTCCCGCCAGATTCTGGTGGAAAGGATAGCTCCTCTGATGAGTTTAGGTAGGGAGATAGCAAGTGCACTTAGAACAGTGTTTGCCACCCGAATGATACGATTAACATATGATAATCGTTGTTCATTCTGGTACCTATCGTTTAATTTGGAGTTTATAAAACTCCATTTCTTTTTAATACCTGTGTAACCTGGTAGATTACGGAAAACACTCGGCAGGGGTATCCACACTGGGACACCATGTGCCAAGGTGGGAACCTCCGAAAAAGTCAT